ATCGCTCAGGGGGTGATGGCGTGAACCTTTGCACGAATTACTTCAGTATGTCAATGAACATCCACCTGCTGACTGCTTAATCAAGGTATCCAACCTTGTCGAATCGGAACAGCTTACGGGCCGTGCAGGTGACCTTATAGGCATCACATAACGTGGTTATGTATGCAGGTCAATAAGGTTTTTTAAGAACGAGTGATTGTCAGTACTTCGTCAATCGCTTTGCGAAGATACGTTCAATTCAATTCAGATTCCAAATGTTTTCTGAAGTTTTTTTATCGAAATGATGTAAGTGATTGAAAATCAGCGAGAAAAAGTGATTGTAGGGGGATGAGGATTTTTGAGGAGGGTGAAACGGAGAGGGAGACTGCCCCGCCCGCGCCCCCATTTCCATTTTTTGGAAACTTTTCCCATTTTGGGAAACGCAGAGTTTCGCTACGGGATTTCCGTAACGTAAAACGCATAACGGGAAATGCATTACGTCCGAACCGTTACGCAAATTGCGTAACGCAATTTGCATAGTGACCGCCTGCCTGCCTGCCTGCCTGCAGGTGACTACAGATTGAAGTCACCTGCCTACCTGCACCCCTTCAGGGAAAACGCTAAAATCTCAGCCCAACCGCCACCCAAGCGCACCCCCGCCCCAAAAAATAAAATCGCTTTCCCTTTCGCCGCCGCCGCGCCAAACCCCACCCATAACCTCCGAACTCCCCATATCTAGAGAAATGTATTACCTTTGTCAAAACGATAAGCCATGAAACCAAAAGTAAACGTACACGGAAAGTTCGCCGACAGGCAGATCAAGATGTCCAATGGGATGATGATCAACGATGGTCCTGATACCATGCCATACATCACACAGGCTGCGATTCAGCGCAAGGAGCGGATGCGTCAGGAGAAGATCTCGATGATGGAGGAGGCCTACCTTAGGGCTGAGATGCGGTCCGAGATGCGCGAGATGATGAACGGAGATAAAGACTAACATTTAAAAACATAAAGACATGCCTGTAAAAGTAAAATCAAAGCCCATTTATCAGAGAGAGAAAAATGTATCATATTCCCAAGGTGGCCCATATAAAGAGGACACCTTCTCTTCTGTCAAACTAGGAAATACACTTTCTAGTAGAACCAACAAACAAAGAAGTCCTCAGGATCCAACTTACAACAAAAAGGAAACCACTCGCACTATAAAGAATCCAATCACAGGGAACGTCCGCACTACAACAAAGACGAAGACCTATGGAGATAGAACTGCACTTGATTTTCCAAAAAACCAAACATCGAAAGAGGTTAGTGTTAAAGGTAAAAACAAGGAGGTAACGATGAAAAAGGAAAGGGTTGGTGCACTTGGCGGTTCATCTAAGACGACAACATCCTATAACAGGACCAAAAAGATAAAGCTTTAATCCATGTGTTGTTTGTGTTTTTGGGGCTTCGGCCCCTTTTTTATTCCCGATTTTAAAAGCCTATTCCCGTTTTTATGTCGGTTTTATGTCGTTTTTGTTTTCGTAACTAATTGATTCTCTAGATTTATGTCGATTATGTCGATTTTTAATCTATATTGTAATGGGAAAAAAATAATAATAAAGAATATATATATATATATAATAGGGACATAGTAAAATCAGGTTTCCGACATGCGATAGTTTTTTGTTGTCTGTCTCATTTCTTTTCTATATTTGCGACAAATCAAATGAACTATGAATAACAACATGGGATATGCTCCGAAGGAGCTTTACTTTTCTACGGACGCCGTCACGCGTCTGATCAGTGGCGTCACCAAGATGAGCGATGCGGTCAAGAGTACCTTGGGTCCTCACGGGAACACGGTGCTGATCGAGTCCCCGAACCATACCAATGGTATCACGGTCACCAAGGATGGTGTCACGGTGGCTAAGGCTATCGAGCTGAAGGACCCCGTCGAGAACCTTGCGGTTCGGATGATGAAGGAGGCTGCGGACAGGACGGCCACGGCTGCGGGTGACGGCACGACCACGGCGATTGTACTGACCGAGGCTTTGGTCAGGGAGGGTTGGAACAGTATCGGGTCTGAGATGAACAGGACCGAGGTGCTACGCCACCTGAGTCAGTTGACGGGGAAGGCGGTGGAGAAGCTCAAGAAGCGCAGCAAGAAGGTCACTAGCGGCATGATCAGCGACGTGGCTACGATCTCCTCCAATAACGACAAGTCGATTGGTAGCATCATCTCTGAGGTGTACAAGGACGTCGGCAAGAACGGGATCGTGACGGTGGAGAAGTCTCAGACAAGTGAGACCTATGCGGAGACCACCAAGGGGTTGAAGATAGATAGGGGGTATTCGTCCCCGCTGTTCGCCAACGATCAGAAGAAGGACGAGTGCATCCTCGACGACGTGATGGTGTTGGTGTCGGACATGGAGATCAGCAACGTGCTACAGATCGAGATGGTGCTGAAGCCCATCATACAGGAGGGCAAGAAGCTGCTGATTGTGGCCCCGTGCAGTAACAATGTGATCAACACCTTGGCGGCGAACGTCATCAAGGGGAACATCAAGGCCTGCGTGATCCCGCCGCCTAGCTTCGGCTACAGGCAGCACGAGCTGATGCAGGACTTGGCGGTGTCGGTGGGCGCCACCTACTTCAGCGAGAAGACGGGCGACGACCTGAGCCTTATCAACTACGGCAGCTTAGGCCATGCGGCCAAGGTGATCGTCAACCACGAGAGCACGATCCTGATCAAGTCCTCGGCTAGGGCCAAGGAGGAGGTGATCGAGGAGCGCGTGGCGCAGCTTTGGGAGGCCCACGCTGCAGCCAAGACCCGTGCCGACAAGGATCACATCCTGAAGAGGATCGCGTCCCTGACGGGCGGTATTGGCGTCATACACGTAGGCGGCAACACGGACCTCGAGCAGAAGGAGCTGTACGACAGGGTCGACGACGCGGTGTGTGCGGTGCGGTCTGCCCTCGAGGAGGGCATACTGCCGGGGGCAGGGTTGGCGCTATACAGCCTAGACGTGAGGAGTATGGTGTCGGAGAACCCTTCAGAGGAGGAGAAGGTGGCGGCTGAGATGCTTCATGCAGCTATTCGGGTCCCGCTCATTCAGATCCTAAAGAACGGAGGCATAGACCACGCCACCTACTACGGCGGCTTGGTTCCTGACGGGCATGGGCTAAACCTGAAGACGGGTCAGTTTGGTGACCTCGTCAAGATGGGGGTGATAGACCCACTGAAGGTGACACGGTCGGCGCTGCAGAACGCGGTGAGCGTGGCCACGACGATACTGAGCACGAACGCTATTGTAACCATGGCTAGGTCTTATGAGTGTGCATGACGATCCGATAATGAAGGCCGATGGCTTCGATGAGGCCATCATTGGCGAGGAGCTGCTCACGGGCAGGTTGGTCTACTCTAAGTCCAAGTGCATAGAGATCCTGATGAGGGACATGAGCGAGGAGGACGCCGAGGATTACTTCGGCTTCAACATACTAGGCGCATACGTTGGGGAGGGAACCCCGTTATTTATTCAAGAAGGATATGAAAGCGATAGGTAAATACATAGTAATCAAGTCCATCGAAGAGGAGGTCAAGACCGAGTCGGGCATCATCCTCAGCGGTGAGGATACCAACAGCTTCAGGTACAAGAAGGGGACGGTTGTCGTTCCGGGGACCGACGTGACCTGCATCAATGTAGGCGACGTGGTCTACTACGATAAGGGTCACAGCTTCACGATGCTGATCGGCGACGAGCAGCACACCATCATCCTTGAGAGGGACGTGGTTGTCGTTGAGTAGCCCGCTCCTCGCGGCGCTTCTCCCTGACGATGGCGTTCATCTCCTCGATCATGTCGACGTAGCGCCTCTCGGTGTAGGTGGGTCCGCGCTTGGCTGAGTTGATGCGGTGGGCATAGTGCATCTTCCTGTTGATCTTGGCGAACGGCGCCGAGCCCTCGAGCCTATTGTAGATGAAGTCGACCACCTGAGAGCCCTTGAAGGAGATCTGATATAGGGTCCTGTTGCTGCCGAACCTAGGCCTGAACACGGTGATCCACTCCTCCTTAAGCAGCCGCTTGAACCGCTTTTCGTCCCACGACACGAGCTTCTCGAACTCCTTGAACCGTTCCCTGCTGAAGTAGTCCTCGGAGTAGATGAATAGGAGCATGTCTAGGTCCTCGGTGTTGAGGCCCCACCTCCTTATGACATAGTGCCTGACGACACGCCAATACTTTAAGTAATTTGATTTCATTTTTTATTTGTAACTTTGGCAAAAATAAAGATAAAGCACCATGAACGAATTTAAGAATTGGTTTGAGTCCAAGACAATTTGGATGGCCCTTGTTGCTCTCGCCCCTATCCTGTCAACATATTTAGGCTTCGACTTGGAGCAGACATTGAAAGATTTTATTACTATTGTGGGAATTATTGGAGCCATGTGGTTCCGCATAAGTGCTACTAAATCCTTAAAACTGTAACGGCATGAAAAAAGAAATGCAAGTTAAGCAGATGGTCGCCAAGAAGACGTCTACCAAGATGGCTCCTAAGAAGAAGATGACCATGAAGTCTGCGTCGAAGAAGGGATACTAATCCCCGAAACAAACCAATGGGGGTGGGCTGAGCCTGCCCCCTACTTAAAAAGACACCATGCAATACAACTTAGACGCTTCTAGGCTTTGGTATAGGGACGCACTTCCCTCCACTAGGCCATCTAACTTTAGGATCGAGACCGACATCATGTGTCTCGACAACGGCGATTGCTATATATACAGGGCCGATCAGTGGGTCAAGGTGGTGCCGTTCCCTACCACGGGCGGAGGCACCGTAGGTCCCGCAGGCCCACAAGGACCTCAGGGCATTCAAGGCCCCGCAGGCCCGACAGGTCCTATGGGTCCACAGGGTCCGCAAGGTCCATCAGGTGGTGGCACGATGAACACGGGCCGCACGAGGTTCGTAGCTACGGAGGCTGACCTTCGCGCTGCGGTGCAGGCATCGGCAAACAACTCCGTCACCAACATTATACTGACCGCCGACATTGGCGTCACTGCTCCAATCGACCTGCCAAAGACATTCCCATCGGACACGGCGACGGTTAAGCGCACAAAGAAGCTGACCATCGACTTGGGTGGTTGTCGGCTATTCGACGCAACAATTGCGGGGCTTCCGTACCTTATTGGCCGCAAGCCCGTCGATCAGAACGAGGCGTTAAACATCATGCAGGGCTACGCGCTGAACCTGTGCAATGGGGAGCTGTGGGGTAATGCCACCGCTGCTACGGGTACACTGCTAGACCTTGGAGCTACGTTTAACAGCATCGTGGAGAACGTGAACGTGGCTATGGCTCAGAGGGGCATCCACTTCAAGTTCTGTCTGATGAGCACCATCAGGAACTGTATGGCGCTGTCAATCAACCAAACGCCTTTTATTGTAGATAACGGAGATTGGTCAGGGGCGGGATTGGCTAATGCTCAGTCCAACCACACGCTCATCGAGCAGTGTCGTGTTTTCAACAGGGACAATGCATACAGCGCCTTCAGCGTGATCGGAGCATCGGGCACGATCATCCGTCAGTGCATCAGCGAGGGTCTATCTCCTCAGTACCACGTTTGGTGGGACAGCAAGGGCAGCACGGTGGTTAAGGACGGAAAGATCGAGGGCCTGCACATTGAGAGCGGGTCCAAGGTTGCGGGTGTAAAGGGTAAGCTGTCTTCGGGATACTTCATGTGTACCGACGTTTACAGTCAGTACGACAACGTGCTATTTGATTTCGAGGCAACAGTGGGCTATCCGCACGTGTATATCAAGCGCGTGCCTTGGTTCACTCCCGGAAGTAGACTCAAGACGGGAAGCAACGCGGTGGGTTGGAACTTCGAGGAGACCTACTTTGACCCGACCGCTGCTGCCACGTGGGTAAATGGAGTCAGGCCATACTATTGGCGTTGGGACGACATGCGTCAGGACCCGATTATCAAGGCGAACAAGATCACCATTAACAATCAGACATTCTAAACAAGTGGCCAACAAATCCTCGATGAAATGTAACTCCCCTGTCCCATCAGACAGGGCAGGCAAGAAGAAGATGGTAAGGGCTTGCCAAGGGGGCAAAGACAAGCTCATCCACTTCGGCGCTGAGGGATATGGCCACAATTATAGCGCTGCGGCCCGTAAGTCGTTTCGCGCACGTCATGGCTGTGACACGGCCAATGATAAGTTGACCGCTAGATATTGGGCCTGCAAACACCTGTGGGCGGGCCCAAGCGGTTCAACCAAGCCTAGTCCTAAATCACGTAAGGGTAAGTACTGACATGGCGCAATCTTGGAAGAGCAGGGGTCACTACCTTAAGGACGGGACCGAGTGGACGGGAAACCAACACTCACACAATGGAAAGGTGATGACGGGCAAGTCCCACACCGCAACGAGTAAGACACTATACCACTTCATGGACCTAGGTTCAGAGGCAAAGAAGAAGGTGTTATCAAGGCATAAGAAATGAAGGACGCCTGCTACAACAAGGTAAAGTCTCAGTACAAGGTGTTCCCATCTGCGCGTGCATCACAGGCCATAGCCAAGTGCCGAAAGGAGTCGGGTAATGTAAGGAAGGGGGAGGAGGGGACGTCATTAAAGCGTTGGCAGAGCGAGAAGTGGGTAGACACTAGGACGGGCAAGCCGTGCGGTGCGGGTGGCAAGAATGAGTACTGTAGGCCATCGAAGCGTGTATCATCAAAGACGCCTGTCACTAGGTCCGAGATCAGTCCCTCTAAGCTTGCAGAGAAGAAGGCTGAGAAGTCTAGGGTGGGGATGGGTAACCGAGTTTCAAACATTAAGAAGTAACTTTGTACAAAGAAGAAGTCTTAACCAACAAATAAAATCACTATGAATCAGGACAACACAAACCAAGAGAGCCGTGGACTCGGCGACACTATCGACAAGATCACAACAGCTACAGGCATCAAGAAGATCGTAAAGATCGCTACGGGTGTCCCTGATGATAAGCCGTGTACTCCCTGTGAGGAACGCAGGCGTAAGCTGAACGAGATGTTCCCATACAAACAAGAAGAAAACAAATAAGAGATGTCATCACTAACGACAAAGACCAACTATCAGCATGCTATTGCTGTAATTCAGAGCGACACTGTTGAGATTCCATATCCTCCGCTAATTATGGGGACAGGTGTAAATACATCAATAGGTTCAAATATATTAGCAACGACGGGTACAGATTTTATATCTACGAATGTAATGCCCGGTGATATTGTTATAAACAGGACCACACTTCAGATTGCATATGTAACTAGTGTTCTTCAACCTGAAGCCTTATTATTGAGTGCTAGTATATTTAATGTTATTAGTCAAACATATGAGATATACAAGTCCATGGGCAACTCAGGCATCACTTACGATGCTCCGCTTATCTACAATGCCACGGCGGGGAATAACTACTCTGTGCTCACGGCGGGAGGACAGACGGTGACATTTACCAATCTACCTGTTGGTATACTTCCCGTTCAGGTGAGGAGGGTGAACGTGACAGGATCCACAGCTTCTACAACAATCGTTGCTCTTTGGTGATATGTCGCTAATAAACAAGAGGAACTATCAGCACGAGATGCCTGTCATAAAGAGCGATACGGTAGAGATACCGTATCCTCCGAACTTTATTGGCAGTGGACTTACATCTTCTGCGGATAACAATAAGTTGATATCCATATTTGAACTTCCTGATATATATGATTCAATACAGGTAGGAGACATTGTTATCAACAATACGACATCAGCTATTGCGTATGTTACAGGTGTTGATCCGTCTGATATTACGACTATTTTTATTAGCAGCAATATTTTCACAGATGTGTTTGGTGGCGAAGAGTTCTCAATATATAAGTCCATGGGAAACAGTGGCATCACATACGACGCCCCTGTGCTTTACGTTGAAAGCAAGACCCCTAGCCACAGCATAAGCGTACTTACGGCGGGCGGTCAAACCGTTACGTTTAATAATGTTTTAAATGGCGTGTTCCCTGTTCAGGTGAAGAGGGTTAACGCAACGGGTTCCACCGCATTAACTACAGTAATTGCTCTTTGGTGATATGAAAGTTATAAGTTGGCTGCAGTCGATAGGCATAGATATTACGCTCATGTTGGCAGGTATGGCGGGAAGCGTGATGATGGCCACTAAGAAGAACATAGACGACATAAAGACAACGGCGATAAGCGTATTATCGGGAACACTGTCGGCCAACTACCTTACTCAGGTGGCGGTCGATATATTCGAGTTCGAGGGCAGGAGCCAATACGGTGTAGCCTTTTTGTTGGGATACTTCGGACTAAAGGGTGTAGAGAAATTTATAACAAGGTGGCAGAAGACACATGGCCAAGTTAAAGACGACATCTGAGAATACCTTCAAGGCCAAGCCTAAGAAGAACAACAAGGGGGTGCATTCCAAGAAGTGCACGAGTGGACTTAAGACAAGTAAGAACTACAAGAAACCATATAGAGGACAGGGAAGGTAATGCAGCTATCAAAGAACTTCACGCTAAGGGAGCTGACAAAGAGTAGCGTAGCCACACGCTACGATATCAACAACGAGCCATCGCTAGATGTTATCGTTAGGATGATGTCGTTGGCTGCTCATGTACTTCAGCCGCTTAGGGACTTCATGGGCACGCCTGTTGCAATAAGCAGCGGCTACAGGAGCAAGGAGCTGAACGAGAAGATTGGCGGAAGCAGGTCATCTCAGCACTGCACGGGAGAGGCTGCAGATATTGATTGCGACGGAAGGAACAGGGAGGTGTTTGAGTTTATCAAGGACCACCTAGACTTCGATCAGTTGATATGGGAATATGGTGATAATATCGAGCCCGATTGGGTCCATGTATCTTATAAGGAGAGTGGGAACAGGCGTCAGGTGCTGATCTCAAGGAAGGGAAACGGAAAGACAGTCTACGAAAACTATGGCTAAGGAGAGGTTCAGGGACACCAAGGTTGGCAAGTTTTTAAAGGTAAAGGCGCCAAAGATATTGGAGGTGGTTGGTGATGCGCTTCCCGACAAGGGGTTATTGGGCATAGTCAAGAACCTAATTGACGGATCCGAAGAGCTCACCCCTGAGGAGAAGGCCATGCTGCATCAGCACATCAAGGACATCTACGGCATGGAGATACAGGAGAAGGCTTCGGCTAGGGAGCGCGAGGTGGAGATCCTGAAGGCAGGGGGGAGTGATTGGCTGTTCAACGTCACGGGGATTGTGGGCCTTGTTGTGTTCTGCTTTATCGTGTACGCCATTGTGTACCTTCAGGTACCAAACGAGAACAAGGAGATATGGATCCATCTGATTGGGATATCAGAGGGCGTAGTTTTGAGTATCTTTGGGTATTATTTCGGAAGTTCAATCAAACGTAATATATAAAAAATGGAAAGCAAGAAAACAAACTACGTCACAGCCGAGGAGCTGAACATGCTGCAGGAGATGGGTCAAGAGCTCAACAGGATGAAGATGGCTCTAGGTGAATTAGAGATTCAGCGTCATTCGCTCATGGGGTCATTGGATGCCATGAAGGCTAGGTTCTCTCAGAACGAGGATGCGCTCATTAAGAAGTATGGCGAGAGGTCTGTCATCAATATCAAGACGGGCGAGGTCACCTACCCCAACGGGGAGATGGAAGTATTAAACTAATCGCAATAGATGTTCCTATCGTCAACGAACCAAAAGCTAGAGGTATTTACAGATGCGGCGCCTGTAACGGCTAACCCTGTCTATAATATATCCTATAACGACTACATCTCTGCATCCACTCAGGGTGTAAGGTATGGAGATGCGGTCTGTGGTGCGTTGAATGGTACTACTCCTATTCAGGTGCTAAAGTCTCCACCTGTCACTAGCACTAGGGAGATTGTCTTTATGACGATATATAACGCCGACTCGGTATCTAGGACGATCACCGTTCAGAAGGATGTCGACGGTGTCAAGTTTATAATTGTCAAGGTAGCAATAGCATCGGGCGATACTTTAGAGTACAGCGTCGAACATGGTTGGGGATTAAGTAATCAGTTCGGTGGTAGCATCACGGGCATAGCCTCATTGAATGGGCTGACACCTACGGCACAGTACTTTGTTGTAGGTACGGCGGGTAGCGACTTCGCTATTAACTCACTAGCTGACACGCATACATTTAATATCCCTACGGCGTCTGCAACAAAGAGGGGGTTGCTTTCTTCTGCTGATTGGACCACGTTCAATAGCAAGGAGCCTGCGATACCGCTTAGTTCGAGCGGTTACTATTGGCGTGGAGACAAGACTTGGCAGCTCCTGAACAAGGCGGCTGTAGGCTTGGGAAATGTGGACAACACGTCCGACATTAACAAGCCGATCAGTACCGCCACTCAGACGGCGCTGAATGCCAAGCAGGACACGATCACGCTAACCACTACGGGAAGCAGCGGCCCTGCCACGTTGGTTGGTGCTACGCTCAATATCCCTCAGTACTCATCCACGGGTGGCGGGATCAAGTCGGGCACAGCCACGCAGGTGACCCCCGGCGTTTACACGTCAACGATCACGGGCGTAGCTTCGTATGCTACAGGTGATGCATATCTTATCAAGTTTGACACTGACAACGATGGTGCGTCAACGATAAACATCAACAGCCTTGGGGCTAAGAACATATACAAGAACACTATTGTACCAATAGCCTCGGGGGATATAGGCGCCAATCAGGAGATACTCATTGTCTACGACGGCACCAACTTTCAGGCCATAGGGCTTAGTCAGACGCAGGTCATTGCGTATGTACACAATGCTGAGGGTGCTGTCATTAACAAGGGTCAGGTCGTCTACGCCTATCAGGCTACGGGTAACAAGATGAGCGTCAAGTTGGCTAGGGCTGACGTTGACGCCACCTCTGCCAAGACCATTGGTATGGTGTACGACAGCTCTATTGGTATTGGTGGTGATGGTCACATCATCATTCAGGGCGTCATTGAGGGGATAAATACGGCGTCATTTTCTGCGGGAGACACGCTGTATCTTAGCGGTACAACCTTTGGTGGGGTGACAAATGTCAAACCATATGCTCCCAATCACCTCGTGTATGTTGGTATTGTAGAGAGGGCTAATGCGGGTGCGGGACAGGTGTATGTCAGGTGTCAGAACGGTTACGAGCTTGACGAGATCCACGACGTTGACCTGATCACGGTGGCTCCTGTTAATGGAGACTCTCTTGTTTTCAACGGGTCACTGTGGGTGGCAGGGTCAAGGGTTAGTGGTAGTGGTACGACCAACGAGCTAGCCTACTTCACGGGAAGCAAGTCTATCGGGTCACTGTCTACAGCCACCTATCCATCACTGACTGAATTATCATACGTCAAGGGTGTTACATCCTCAATACAAACGCAGCTTAACGGCAAGCTATCAGCAGCCATCACATCGCTAAACGCCCTGACAGGGGCCACGCAAACTTTTGCCACGGGAACCACAGGCACGGACTTTGGCATCAGTTCGGTAGGCACTACGCATACCTTCAATATCCCCGATGCATCGGCTACTGCGCGGGGACTTGTGACTACTGTGACGCAAACCTTCGCAGGGGCAAAGACATTCAGCAGTGCGCCTACATTCAGCACGATGACGGCGGGATCGGTGTTATTCGCCGGAACATCGGGGGTGTTGACGCAGGATAATGCACAGCTATTCTTCAATAACACGAATGATACGCTTGGATTAGGAACAGCATCTCCTACATCGAAGTTACATATAGTTGCAGATACACTTGCAGAAACTACAAAAAACTATGGATTGCATGTTACAGGCACAATGCCTTCTACATATAATTACAGACCAAATGGAGTTAGATTTGAAATAACATCAGCAGGAAGCCAATCAAATGCAAGTTTTCCGCAGGAAGCTTTATATGTAGTTTTATCAGCAGGATATACAGGTTCAACATCAACAAGGGCTATTTTTTGCGAAAATGCAACAGCAGGAACAGGTACAGGCATAGTTGTAGGTGGTTCGCCTGTTGGTAATGCAGCGATGACTTTTAGCTGTGTAGCTAATACAACGGGAAATAATTATGGAGTAGCGGGATTCAGCCGTTTTGGTAATATTTCAATAGGTGGAGTTTTCCGAACAGGATTAAGCGCATCAGTAAACCAAAAAACAGGAGCAAAATATATTGGATGTTTTGGTGCAACACGCAATGATACAGGGGCAGGTTCTGTTAGTGTTGGTGGATATTTTGGTTTGAATACCTCTGACCCTACTTTTGAGAATGCAGCTTTAATCGCTGATAATTCCGATGCGGCATACCCTATATTTTTAGCGAGAGATAATGGGTCCACAGTATTTACTGTTGCTGATGGGGGGGCTATTGGTGTAGGCACAGCATCTCCTACATCTAAAGCTCATATAGTTGCAGGAACACTTGCGGCTTCTACAAATAATTATGGGTTGCACGTAACAGCTACAATGCCTTCAACATATACCTATGCGCCTTCTGCAATGTTAATGGAGGTTACGGGAGCAGGTAGTCAGACAAATGCATCTTATCCACAAGTAGCACATCGTGTTAATTATAATGCAGGATATACAGGCCCTGTAGCAACGGCAGCGGGATGGTATCTTAATTATAACGCAGGTACAGGCTCAGGAGTTGTCGAGGCAGGTCTTTCAACCTGTAATGCGGGCATGTGTGGATTCACAGTAGGTGATACAACAGGAGCAAATTATGGATTTAATGCTTTTGCAAGATCGGGTAATATAAGCGCAGGAGGATTGTTTAGGGCAGGATTTACAACAGCATCAAACAATAAAAATGGAGCAAAATACTTAGGTGTAATTGGTATAGCAAGAAATGATACTGCTGCCAATAGTACAAGTACAGGCGGTTATTTTGGTCTTAATACTTCTAATCCTACATTCGACAACGCAGCACTAATCGCCGACAATGCTGACGCGGCATACCCTATATTTTTAGCGAGAGATAATGGATCAACTGTATTTACTGTTGCTGATGGAGGTGCTGTTGGAGTAGGCACAGCATCACCTACTTCTAAAACACATATAGTTGCAGGAACACTTGCTGCTTCGACAAATAATTATGGGTTGCATGTAACAGCTACAATGCCTTCAACATATAGTTATTTGCCGCAAGGTGTATTTTTTGAAATTACTTCAGCAGGTTCACAAACCAATGCAAGTTTTCCTCAACGTGGTGTTCAATGCACATTAGCCGCAGGATATACAGGGGGAACATCAACATCAGCTTTAGTAGCAAGTAACCTTGCTGCAGGAACGGCAGGTAGTATTATAGTTGACGGAACTCCGTTAGGAAATGCAGCCTTTACTTATGCTGCAATAGGAAATACAACGGGTTACAATTACGGAGCGGCAGGATTTTCAAGATTTGGAAATGTAAGTATTGGTGGTGTGTTTCGCTCAGGATCATCAACTACATCTCAAAATAAAAATGGAGCTAAATATATCGGGGGTTTTGGTGTAGCTCGTAATGATACGTCAGCAGGCTCTGTTTCATTGGGCGGATATTTCGGCCTTAACACCTTAGACCCTACTTTCGACAACGCAGCATTAATTGCAGATAACGCTGATGCAGCTTATCCCATATTCATCGCCCGTGATAACGGTAGTGCAAAGTGGACGATAGCTGACGGAGGTGATACGACTTGGGGCGATGCAGTAAACATGGTGTTCAATACTACAACAGGCACGAAGATAGGAACTGCAACATCACAGAAGATAGGCTTTTGGAACGCTGCGCCTATTGTTCAACCAACCACAGGCGTAGCATCAGCTACAAGGGTAGGCGGAGGAGGTACGACGGTAACAGATACAGACACATTCGACGGATATACAATAGCACAAGTCGTCAAGGCTTTGCGTAATACAGGACTATTAGCTTAATAAACTATGCAACAAAACGAAATTAAAATTCAACCCATTATTACATGGGTTAATGGAGAGAGCAAGACACTAGATGTGCTTAGGCTCGACAACTACTTTCAGTACGACTTCTTAATGTGTCCCGGAAGAGTTCATTACTGTATATGCGAAACATATATTAGTAATGAAGACACTCAGGAGGAGCAGTACAGAAGCGTTATTGACGGGAATGTAGAACTACCTTGGTCTCTTGTTGAGCAGTGGGGCAGCGATGACGCGCCTATCTTTGACTACGTATTGCAACAACTTAATTTAACTAGATATGAATAAGGAACAAGCATTACAGACAATTGAACAGGCACTTAATGTAGCGAACATGAAGGGCGCATTCAGCCTAGCAGAGGCGCAGGCTGTTATTCAGGCTATCATCTTTTTAAAAGAGGAGTCATCCTCCTCTGAAGAGAAGCAAACAGTCCATGCCGTCTAAAGCAATACGCAAGGTGTCAATAGGTCCCGACTACAAAGGCGGGGCTATGCACTACATCGTCGGTCAGGCGGTGGTTGGTGACACCCATAGGATTGAGCACATCATATTTGATGACAGCTCTCAGTCCGTAAAGATCTACATCTCCAACGACAAGAACGAGGTGATGGTTTGGAAGGAGTTCAACCATACCATCCCCATGTCAATCGAGTACGATATAAACTACTGATGCGTTCACCATTCTACTTCATTGCCACTCCATTTAACGACAGACGATACGACAACACCAAGGAGATAGGCGGAATTGAATTTATTGTTAGTACCTCTGAAGAGGATCACAAGTTCTCCAATAGGCATGCTGTCGTCGTCGAGACACCACTTGGATATGACGGTCCTATAAAGAAGGGGGACATCCTGCTTGTTCACCACAACGTCTTCAAGTTCTACAACGACATGAAGGGCAGGCAGAAGAGCGGTAGGAGCTTCCTGAGGGACAACAAGTTTTTCATCGACTCCGAGCAGTTCTTTATGTACAAGAGCGATGGGGTGTGGCACAGCTACGACAGGTACTGCTTTGTCAAGCCAATAGACGCCAAGGACTCGTACATCAAGAAGCCGTTCTCGAAGGAGCCGCTGATGGCAGAGATGAAGTATCCCAACGTGTATCTGAAGGAGCGAGGGGTTGCTAGTGGCGACCTAGTGTGCTTCACTCCCGAGAGTGAGTATGAGTTTATTGTGGATGGCGAGACGCTGTACAGGGTCTACGACCATCAGATAACCATGAAGCTATGATACCAAGGGATATAAAGGACGTAAAGATGAAGATCATCGAGGCGGGATATCAGGCCGTCGATCAGCTCATCAAGGTAGCCAAGGAGGACATCATCAAGCATGATCCCGAGGATGACCTGTCTGCGGACAAGCTCAAGAACGCTGCGGCCACAAAGAAGTTGGCTATATTCGACGCGTTCGAGATACTCAGCAAGATAGAGACGGAGAGGGAGAACTTAGAGTCATCAGGTACTAGTGCAACAAAGGTAGACACAAGACAAGGCTTTGCAGAACGAAGATCAAAATAGGGTGCTCTATAGGGTACTCAATAAGTATGTCGAGCCGTCCATTGTCAAGAAGAAGAACAACGGATACTCTTGGGAGTACGGCTACGACGAGAAGTACGACATGGTCGTCATCTCAAAGACGGGTCAGATCGGCGATGTCATCAATATAAACGGACTGAATATCGCACTGCCGCTAGCTCCCGAGAAATGTCACCAAAGACACACTGATCCTAAGCATCAGTATTGGGAGAGGCACGAGTTGCCTAAAGAGTTAACAAAGATACAGTCCATTTTCCATTGGAACGAGATGTCTTCTGACTTCAAGAACAAGTGGGTTGACTATATCGAGGACGAGTTCGACAATAGGGAGCGGGGATATTGGTTTATGAATAACGGCGAGCCCACCTACATCACGGGATCGCACTATATGTACCTGCAGTGGTCGAGTATTGACGTTGGGTATCCTGACTATAGGGAGGCAAACAGGATTTTCTTCCTGTTTTGGGAGGCCTGCAAGGCGGACCCGCGCTGTTTTGGTATGGTGTACCTGAAGATCAGGCGCTCGGGCTTCTCTTTTATGGCGGCAAGCGAGTGCGTGAACATGGCAACGCTAGCAAGGGACGCCCGTGTGGGTATTTTGTCCAAGACAGGGGCTGATGCGAAGAAGATGTTCACCGATAAGGTGGTCCCCATCAACAGTAAGCTGCCATTTTTCTTCAGGCCCATCATGGATGGGATGGATAAGCCCAAGACGGAGCTCGCTTTCAGGGTTCCCGCCTCCAAGATCACCAAGAAGAACATGTACGACGTGTCCGAGGAGGAGATTGTGGGGCTAGACACCACCATAGATTGGAAAAATACCGAGGAAAACTCGTATGACGGGGAGAAATTGCTGCTTTTGGCGCACGATGAGAGCGGAAAGTGGGTGAAACCCAACAATATCCTCAACAATTGGAGGGTAACCAAGACCTGTTTGAGGTTGGGAAGCAAGATTATAGGCAAATGCCTGATGGGATCCACGTCAAACGCCCTCAGTAAGGGTGGTGAGAACTTCAAGATCCTATATGAGGAGTCAAATGTGGCGGTCAGGAACGCCAATGGGCAGACAAAGAGCGGTATGTACGCCCTATTCATACCCATGGAGTGGAACATGGAGGGGTTCATCGACCAATATGGTATGCCTGTACTACGAAAACCTTTCGACAGGATCAAGGGAGTGGATGGTGGATGGATAAGCAACGGTGCCATCGACTATTGGGAGGCCGAAGTTGAGTCTTTGAAGAGCGATTCGGACGCGCTCAACGAATACTACCGTCAGTTTCCACGCACTGAGAGCCATGCCTTCAGGGACGAGAGCAAGCAGGCGCTGTTTAACCTGACCAAGATCTACCAACAAATCGACTACAACGACTCCATGATCAAGGAGCACTACCTCACGAGGGGTTCGTTCCATTGGAAGGACGGCATTAGGGATACCGAGGTGGTATGGATGCCCGATAAGAAGGGCAGGTTCCTTGTCAGTTGGTTCCCAAAGCGTGAACTTCAGAACAGGTACTACGAAAGGAACGGGGTGAGGTACCCTGCCAACGAACACTTAGGGTCTTTTGGCTGCGACTCCTACGATATCTCGGCGGTTGTCGGGGGCAGGGGTTCAAACGGCGCACTTCACGGTATGACAAAGTATCACATGGAGGACGCGCCTGTGAACGAGTTCTTCTTGGAGTACATCGCTAGGCCACAGACGGCGGAGATATTCTTCGAGGAGGTACTGATGGCCTGCGTATTCTTTGGCATGCCTATATTGGTGGAGAACAACAAGCCTAGACTGCTGTACCACTTCAAGAACAGGGGGTACAGGGGCTTCTGCATGACTAGGCCCGACCGTGAACTTAGTAAGCTATCCAAGACGGAACGCGAGTTGGGCGGTATCCCGAACTCCTCAGAGGATGTCAAGCAGGCGCACGCCTCCGCGATTGAGTCCTACATCGAGAAGTACGTGGGCTACGACATGTCGGGCACCTACAGGGATCCTGACATGATAGGCACGATGCCCTTCACTAGGACGCTCGAGGATTGGGCTAAGTTTGATATAAATGACAGGACTAGGTTCGACGCCTGCATCAGCTCGGGCTTGGCAATCATGGCTAATCAGAAACATCTGTATCAGCCTGAGAAGAAACAAACAAAAATTAGTGTTACCTTTGCAAGGTATACCAATGATGGGATATCAAGTAAACTAATTAGATGAAAGAGATAGAGATCAACATATCATCTACGGTATTCCCTAGTCAGTTCGTTCCTGACAAGGTCAAGGAGTCGCAGGAGTACGGGCTGCAGATTGGTCAGGCCATACAGTACGAATGGTTCAAGCGCGACGGGGGATCTTGCAGATACTATAGTCAGTACAGGGACTTCCATCGTCTGCGCCTATATGCACGTGGTGAGCAGCCCGTGCATAAGTACAAGAACGAGCTAGCTATCGACGGCGACCTGTCGTACCTAAACTTGGATTGGACACCCGTGCCTATCTTGCCAAAGTTCGTTGACATCGTCGTCAACGGTATGGCGGACAGGCTGTTCAAGGTGAAGGCGTATGCTCAGGACGCCATGTCGCAGGCCAAGCGCAACAAGTATCAGGACATGATCGAGGGGCAGATGGCTGCTAAGGATGTCTTGACTATCATTAAAGACAATACGGGAGTGGACCCGTTTATGATGGACCCTGACGAGCTTCCCGAGACGGACGAGGAGATGTCGCTGTTTATGCAGCTCAACTACAAGCCCGCCATCGAGATCGCTGAGGAAGAGGCCATCAATACTTTGCTTGAGGAGAACCACTACTACGACATACGTAAGAGGCTAGACTACGACATGACCGTGTTGGGTGTGGCTATGGCGAAGCACGAGTTTCTGCCGGGAGCAGGGGTGAAGGTCTCCTATGTGGACCCCGCCAATGTGATATACAGTTACACCGAAGACCCGTACTTTCAGGACTGCTTCTATTGGGGCGAGGTCAAGACGGTACCTATCGGCGAGGTGGTTAAGATAGACCCCACGGTTACTACCGAGGACCTAGAGAAGATCGCAAGCTACAGTCAGAGTTGGTATGACTACTTCAACGTGTCTCAGTTCTATGACGACAGCCTGTTCTATAAGGACACCTGTACGCTGCTTTACTTCAACTATAAGACCACGAAGAAGATTGTATACAAGAAGAAGATCCTAGACGGCGGAGGAAGCCGTGTGATTGAGAAGGATGATACCTTCAATCCTCCCGCTGACATGATGGAGGAGGGTCGTTTCGAGAAGATCGAGAAGACCATTGACGTTTGGTATGACGGCGTGATGGTGATGGGAACAAACATCATCCTCAAGTGGCAGCTCTCCGAGAATATGGTGAGGCCAAAGTCATCTAGTCAGCATGCTATCCCCAACTACGTGGCCTGTGCCCCGAGGATGTACAAGGGTAGCATCGAGTCGTTGGTGAGGAGGATGATCCCCTTCGCCGACCTTATTCAGATCACACATCTTAAGCTTCAGCAGATCATATCGAGGGTTGTGCCCGACGGAGTGTTCATTGATGCCGATGGCCTTAACGAGGTTGACCTTGGTACGGGCGCCGCCTATAATCCCGAGGATGCGCTGAGGCTTTACTTCCAAACAGGTAGCGTGATTGGAAGGAGCTACACTCAGGACGGCGAGTTTAACAATGCCCGTGTCCCTATTCAGCAGCTTACATCCAACTCGGGTGGTAGCAAGACACAGATGCTGATTGCCAACTACAACCACTATATGGACATGCTCAGGTCTGTGACGGGACTCAACGAGGCTCGTGACGGTTCTATGCCGCACCCTGACGCGTTGGTTGGCGTACAGAAGTTAGCTGCGCTGAACTCAAACACGGCCACTAGGCATATCCTAGATGGTGGGCTCTACCTGTTCAGGTCTATTGCTGAGGCGATGACATATAGGGTGGCCGACATATTGGAGTATGCCGACTTCAAAGACGACTTTGCCAACAAGATCGGCAAGTACAATGTGTCTATCCTCAACGAAATCAAGGACCTGTACGTCTATGACTTTGGTATTTTTATTGAGATAGCGCCTGATGAGGAGCAGAAGGCTCAGTTGGAGGCGAACATACAAATGGCCCTTAGCAAGGGTGACATCTATTTAGAGGACGCCATCGACATCAGGGAGATCAAGAATCTGAAGCTAGCCAATCAACTACTCAAGGTGAAGAGGAGAAAGAAGCAGGAGCGGGAGGAGAAGATGATGATGCAGCAGCAGGCCATGACGGCGCAGCAGAACCTGAAGTCTCAAGAGCTAGCGGGTCAGGTTGCGCTTCAGAAGATACAGGCAGAGACTCAGTCCAAGATGCAGATCAAGCAGGCGGAGGTGGCCTTCGAGATTCAGAAGATGCAGCAGGAGGCCGAGCTCAAGAGGATGCTGATGTCAGAGGAGTTCAACTACAACATGCAGATCTATAGCATGAAGGAGGACAAGCTCATGGCTAGGGAGACCGAGAAGGAGAAGGCCAAGGAGAAGAGGATAGGTGTTCAGAACACGCAGCAGTCTAAGCTGATCAATCAGCGCAAGAACAACCTGCCGCCGATGAACTTCGAGTCCAACGAGGATACGTTGGATGGCTTTGACTTGGCAGTATTTGAACCGAGATAATATTTAACTTTGCAAAAATAAAATCAAATGGAAATTAAGGTAAGAGCATTAGACGTAGAGGAGCCAAAGGGTATTCAGGAACTCGAGCAGGAGCTGCAGGAGAAGCACGAGCAGGAGCTCGAGCAACAGCAGGAGATGGCCGAGGAGCAACACGAGGAGCCCAAGGTAGAGGTAGAGTTGAATGAGGGGGATGTCCTCTCGTTCATATCGAAGCGATATAATAAGGAGATCAACTCGTTCGACGAGCTGATGGAGCAGCGACAGAGCAACGAGGAGTTGCCCGAGGATGTTGCCGCTTATTTGAAGTACAAGAAGGAAACGGGACGCGGATTCGACGACTTCCTTAAGTTAAGGAAGGACTACGATGAGATGGACCAAGACCAATTATTAAAGGAGTACCTCTTGGCTACTCAGGAGGGTCTCGACGAGGAGGATGTCGACCTGATGATGGACGACTACAAGTACGACGAGGACCTCGACGATGAGTCAAGAGTAAAGAAAGTAAAGGTTGCAAAGAAGAAGGCTGTTGTTGAGGCGAAGAAGTACTTCAACAACCTCAAGGAGAAATACAAGGCGCCGCTTGAGTCAAGTATGGCGAATGTCTCTGACGAGGAAAGGAAGGAGTTCGATTCCTACAAGCAATACCTTCAACAGGCTAAGACCATCCAAGAGCAGGATGAGAGGAAGCGTAATTGGTTTACGCAGAAAACAAATGAGGTGTTCGACAACGGATTCAAAGGTTTTGAGTTCAGCGTGAACGACCGAAAACTCATGTATGCTCCCGGCGATGCTGCCGAGCTGAAGAAGAACCAACTCACCCCTGCGAACTTTGTGAATAAGTTCTTGGACGAGAATGGTCTTATTAAGGATGCGGCAGGTTATCATAGGTCGTTGGCCATTGCGATGAACCCTGAGAAGTTCGCTAAGTTCTTCTACGAACAGGGTTTGTCAGACGCTACCGAGGATGTGATGCGTAAGACCAAGAACATAAACATGGGCGAGCGCAAGGCACCTGAGATAGCGAATAAAGGAGGAGTGCAGATTAAAGCGGTCGATCCTGACTCCGGCAAATCGTTAAAGATCCGCAGTATCAAAAAAACTTAAAAAACTAAAAGAAAATGGCAGGTTCAATATTAACTACACCCGCGGGATTAAACTTCCAAATTCAGCCTTCGGCAGAACGAGTTATTTCCGCTGCAAACTACATCACTACATTCAACTTCCTTAATCAGTATCTTCCTGATACCTACGAGAAGGAGTTCGAGCGCTATGGTAATCGCTCTGTTGCCTCATTCCTTCGGATGGTTGGCGCTGAGCTTCCTTCTGCCTCTGACCAAATCCGTTGGGCTGAGCAAGGGCGTCTGCACATCAGATACAATGCTGTTACGACAGCCGTTGCGGGTGGTGTAGTAACATGCACTGTAACTGACACCTATGCTCCTGCTCCTATTACCACTGCAGCAATGCGTGTTGGTGCCACTGTTCTTATTCAGAACAACACTACAGGAGCTATAAACAAGGGTATTGTTACAACTGTACCTTCAGCATTTGTGTTTACTGTTGCTGTGTATGAGGCTACTGTGACTGTTGGCGCTACAACGGGAGGATGCAGTGTGTTTATTTATGGTTCCGAATTTGCAAAAGGAACATCAGGCATGTCAGGTACATTAGATTCAGAGGATGAGTTCTTCTCAAACAGCCCTATCATTCTTAAGGACAACTATACCGTAACGGGATCAGATATGGCTCAAGTCGGTTGGGTTGAGATTACCTCTGAGAATGGAGCTACAGGGTACCTTTGGTATCTCAAGTCTCAGGCTGATGCTCGTCAGCGTTTCGATGATTACCTTGAGACTGCGATGATTGAGGCCGTACCTGCAGCAGCAGGTTCAGGTGCTGCAGCAGCAGGATTTAAAGGAACTGAGGGCGTATTCTTTGTTGTAGGAAGCCGTGGCAATGTGTGGGGTGGAGGTACCCCTACCACTCTTACTGAGTGGGATACAATTGTTGCTCGTCTTGACCGTCAGGGTGCTATCGAAGAGAATGTAGTGTTTGTGAATCGTGGCTTCGGTTTCGATATCGACAACATGCTCGCAGGTCTTAACGGATATAGCGCCTCAGGTGCTGCAAATGCAGCCTCCTATGGTCTGTTCGACAACGACGTTCAGATGGCCCTCAATCTTGGCTTCAGCGGATTCCGTCGTGGCTACGACTTCTACAAGTCTGATTGGAAGTACTTGAACGACCCGACAATGCGTGGAGCTCTTGCTACCACGGGTGCTTCAAATACAAATACTATAGGACTTCTAGTTCCTGCAGGCACGACCTCTGTATACGATCAGATCATGGGCAAGAACGCTAAACGTCCCTTCCTGCACGTTCGTTACCGTGCCTCTGAGACCGAAGATCGTCGCTACAAGACGTGGATTACGGGTTCTGCAGGTGGCGCTGCCACCTCTGACCTCGACGCAATGCAGGTGAACTTCCTTTCAGAGCGTTGCGTGTGTACACTTGGAGCTAACAACTTCATGCTGTTCCGCTACGGATCCTAATGACTAATTAATTATCTTGGGATGGGGTGGGCAATTGGGCCCGCCCCTACCCCCAAGTTCTTATAAATCCAATTAAACCAAATAGATATGATTAAGCTCACACAAAAAGATCGCACCTACAGGCTGAAGGACGGCAAGCCTCTTTCCTATACAATACCGTCAAGAAATCACCCACGCTTCCCCCTCCTTTGGTTTGATAAGGAGAACAATCGAAATAGAGCGCTGAGGTATGCCGTCAATCAGGCGTCTCCGTTTGAGGACGAACAGGACGGTAATGCTATTATTGAACCTATTATTTTTGAGGATGGTATGTTGCACGTACCTATGACAAATCCTGCGCTTCAGCATTTTCTTCACATACACCCCATGAATGGTCGACTATTTGAAGAGGTTGATACTGAGAAGATTGCGGCAGTAGAAATTGAAGAGTTCAACATAGAGGTTGACGCATTGATCGAAGCCCGTCAGTTGACGGTCGAGCAGCTCGAAGTGGTATACCGAGTGCTGTACGGCAAGGATCCGTCGATGGCTGCTACCTCGGAGATCCGCAGGGATGTCATCGTGGCGGCGAAGAAGGACCCTACAGGTTTTATGAACCTCATCAAGGACCCCATGCTCAAGTTCAACTCTAGGGTACGCATGTACTTCGACGCGAAGCTGCTGTCATTGAGGAATAACGACAAGGAGGTATGGTTTAACACCCCGTCCAACAAGCGCAAGATGTTGGCCGTGCAGTTCGGCGAGGACCCATACGAGGCGGTGGCCCTGTACCTCAAGTCGGACGAGGGTCTCGACGCACTGAAGTTTTTGGACAGTCAGTTGGACTAATGCCATAAAGTATTTTTGATAGATAGGGTGCTCATTGCACCCTATTTTTTTTGGTATCTTTGTAGAAACTAACCCGAGGAGATGATTAACTCAGTTCGTAACACAGTCTTGTCGGTCCTTAACAAGAACAACTACGGGTACATATCGCCATCGGACTTCAACCTATACGCCAAGCAGGCACAGTTGGAGATCTTCGAGGACCGATACAGGGACTACAACAAGATTATAAATGCCGAGAATGCTCGACTCTCGGGCACCGACTATGCCGATGCCAAGAGGACGGCAGAGGAGGCCATGGAGCAGTTTGCTGTTACTGACGCTTTGTACCCACTAAGGACATACAGTCCGACGGCGCCTCCGCCGGGGGTAAGCAGGTACAGTCTTCCCACCCAAGCATACAATGGGAACGACTACTACATGATCACAAACATAAACCTATCTACCGAGATATTTCCTCAAAGCGGATTCACCACTTTAGGTGGTGTTGCTGTATTAAATGACTTGGGTGCAAACTTTTTTATATTGCCGAGCATTGCTGCAATTGCTGTCAATACAACCACAAACGCTTGGGCATATGTAACAGGAATTGTTTCAGCAACTCAACTCTCGCTTTCTAATAACATATTTACTGCGGGTGGTCAGGGTTATGAGATAAGGCAGTTGAGTGATTATAGGGTTGCAGACAAGACCACAATGACAAAGGTCACAATGCACAACAACTCGATGTTCTTGCCGATGTCAGCTAGGTATCCCATGTATGTTCAGACGGGCGACTATATTGATATATACCCACAGGTTGACTACGGTGCATTGGGTTCAGTAATGTGTACCTACTTCAGGTACCCGAAGGATCCGAAGTGGACATATATTTCACTGCCGGGAGGAGAGCCGTCATTTAACCAATCTGCTTTAGACTATCAGGACTTCGAGCTTCCTATAGAGGACGAGTACAGGTTGGTGGCCAAGATACTGCAGTACTGCGGGGTCTCAATCAGGGAGGCTGAGGTATATCAGTTTGCAAAGAACGAAGAAGTACAAGATAAGGTAGCATAAGGATGTCATACATAACACCACAGGCGTACTATACAAACCAATCCGAGTGGGGCTCGTATCAGTACGTAAGCCTATACGATATTGTCGACAACTTCCTATTAATGAACACAGGGAATCATTCGCTTATCAATAACGAGGACAGGTACAAGGCGCTGTTTCATGCCAAGCGTGCGATACAGGAGCTGCACTACGATGCGTTCAGGGAGGTCAAGTCATTGGAGCTTACCGTTTGTGGCAACACGCTAAGGTATATCTTACCACATGACTTTGTGAATTGGGTGAAGATCTCCATGTACAAGGACGGATGGCTGAGGCCACTTACGGAGAACATTCAGACACTTTCTGCTACTGCCTATTCTCAGAACTCAAACTGCATCATACAGTTTACGGGGTCCGAACCAACGATAATTACCTCAGAGATAGATGCGGACAGGATAGCCAAGACCAAGAAGAGCATATACCTTAACGGAGATAGCCCACTCAATGGTCAGCTCGGATACTTTGTAGACGGCAATTGGTACTTTGACTACGCCACATGGTCTAGGTTTGGTCTCAACACCGAGACGGCAAACTTCAACCCTACATTTAATATCGACAGGAAGAAGGGTGTGATTAACTTTGACTCTTCTATGGCGGGGGAGAAGTGCATCCTTGAGTACATCTCTGATGGCATGGAGAATGGCGACGACAGCGCAGTTGCTGTCAACAAGCTATTCGAGAAGTATATCTACGCATACATGGAGTATGAGATACTGAACTCTAAGCTTGGCGTTCAGGAGTACATCGTGAACAGGAAGAGGAAAGAGAAGACGGCTCTTTTAAGGAACGCAAAGATTAGAATCAGCAACATCCACCCTAGCAGGCTGCTTATGAACATGCGTGGTATGGATAAGGGAATGAAATAATATGGCAAGGACAACAAGGAACTTTTTAAAGGGCAAGATGAACAAGGTCGTTGACGAACGACTTGTACCTGATGGCGAATATATTGATGCATTAAATGTAAGGATGGGATCTACGGAGAAGTCCGAGATCGGCGTCATAGAGAACTCTAAGGGCAACGAACTAGTAGCCTCAATAAACTACAATGGAGCATCGCTCAGCGCTAGCGCCCTTTGTATAGGAGCCATAGAGGACTCGGCCAACGATACGTTATATTGGTTTGTTCACGACCCAAACTTTGCTTCATCGCCTACAGGTAAGCTAGACCTTATTGTCTCATATAACGTAAACACTACGTCGCTATCATATCATATTATAAGCATAAGGGAGGGCAGCAGTGCAAATACCACGCTGAACTTTAACTCTAACTATTTGATAACGGGCGTCAGTATCATCGACGATTTTTTATATTGGACCGACGACTACAATCAGCCTAGGTTTATAAACACAAAGAGGAACTATCCGAATCCCGCATTTAATGTTGATGGATTTACTGCGGAGTCGATACTAGTTATAAAGAAGCCGCCTGTATCATCACCAACCATACAGCCATACAAGACTCTTTCTAATGAAGAGAACTTCTTAAAGGAGAGATTTATAAGTTTTGCATATAGGTATAGATATGCAGATGGTGAATACTCGGCAACATCACAATGGTCTAGGGTTGCATTCTCTCCTAAGGAGTTCTTTTTTGATAAAAAGACTTGGCTTAATGGTGGAATGGAAAACGAGTACAACGCATGCAATGTTTCGTATAACTCAGGTGGTCCACTCGTTGTTGGTATAGACCTTCTATTTAAGGAGGCAAACTCTAATATTATAAGAGTAATAGAAAAGATAGACAAGGCCAAGCAGGGTCTGTCTGATAATACTGTTTACACGTATCAATTTATAAACAGCAAGATCTTTACAATACTTCCCGAGTCAGAGATACTTAGGCTATACGACAATGTCCCTAGGCTTGCCAAGGCTCAGACTATTATGGGCAACAGGATTATGTATGGTAACTACCTTGAGGGTTATGACCTTGTGGACTCATTCGGTTTTCCATGCAATATATCATATGTGGCAAATGGAGAGTCTGTGGCCGCAGAGGAGGATTCTGCTTCTGCGACTACAACCTCGGGTAATTACAATATAGATCCATCAGGTCAAGTAATTGTGCCAAGCGGAACGCTGCTTATCAATGTAAGTAATATTTCACTAACAGCAGGGTCTCAGTTTTCTTTTGATATAGCATTTGATCACGATCAGTTTTCAGGGAATACGCCGTATCCTAGCGCTACCACTCAGGGCGCTGTTGCATCATTCACATTTGTGCTTCCAATAGACTACGCCACTCCTGCTGATATGATCAATAGCGCAGAGTTTCAGGCTGCTATTGGTACCGTAGGGAACATACAGGCAATTGGAAATGCCTGCTCAGGTGGTACATTTACTGACACTGTGAACTGCTCAATACCTACTACATTAGGTACCTTTACTAAACTAGGGAGTGGTATAAATGCAATAAATGAACCCGCACTAGCATCATTTACATCTATAAATGTACCGCTAATTGGCCCTGTTGATTTCTTATTAGTTCAGCTCCCTGCGACGGTATATGTAGATGATCCGTTTTTCCCTACTCAGACTATTTACGAGTACTACAATGTATTATCTGTAAATTCTATTTCTCAAAAGTTTTCTACGCCATCTAGTCTTCATAGCAACAGGGGGTATGAGGTGGGCATTGTTTATATGGATGAGTTTAATAGATCAACAACTGCATTGGTCAGTCCATATAATACAGTACATTTCCCATGCTCTTCCTCCTCATTGATTAATACTATAAAGGTCGATATACCTATAACTCAGAGGGCGCCATCTTGGGCTAAGAAGTACAAGTTTGTCATAAAGCCTGATTCTGAAAATTATGAGACCATATACTCTAACCTTTGGTATGCACAGCCGGGAAACTCTAGTAACAGTTGGTTTCTTTTAGATGGAGAGAATGCTAGGAAGGTAAATATAGGGGACAGACTTATAGTTAAGGCAGATGTGTCAGGCCCCCTATCAAAGTGTGCTGATGTCACTGTGCTAGAGAAAGATACTAAAGCCGAAGGAGCTCTTTTTAAGGGAGTAGTAGGTGTTTCACCTCCATCTCCTGCGGGTGTATATATGAAGATATCTACTATTGAGCTATCTGTTGCTTTATCACCTGATGCTATTTTTAATGAATGGAGAGGTTATTATACACAAGAAAAAAGACCATGGGTTACTATACCATTACATGATGGAACCTCAAATGTATCTATACCTGCAGGGAGTAGGATAGTTATAAGTATGAGGATGTGGAGAAAAGGAGGTATGAATAATTGCGACAAAATAGATTATTCATATAATAGGGTATTTACTTCTCAAACAGATTATCCTGACTTTAGATCTTGGTTTGAAGGTGATGGCATTGACAATATGATCAACAGTGGATCTTTGAATAGTAGTATATGCAACTCTTATACTAATATTTATGATCCAAATACCGTTTCGTTAGGAAATGCCGAAGCATACTCAACTAGTAAGACAGGTACTTGCACATCTTGGTGGACATGGTATGATGATGGAATTGGATTAAATTTACTCGTAACAAGCGTTCTTCCTTGCAATGGAACTCGTAGGCAGCTTGATAGACAGGCAAGGATAGATGGAAGCATTACCATCTATAGGGCAATAGATACATTTATATTTGAGACTATGCCTAAGGACTCTCTTCCTGATGTATTTTTTGAGAACCATCTTTCATTTGATATAGATCAGAGCGGAAACCACCTTGGTAATATACAGGACCAAGACATCGCAAATGGAATACCTGCTATAGTTAATACAGAGTTTTTTAATTGCTTTACATTCGGGAATGGTGTAGAGAGCTATAAGGCATTTGATTCAATAGTAAGCAAGTCTTTTAATCTAGGAGAAAGGGTTACGTCTGTTGCTGCTCAGGACTACAAGGCAGCTAGGAGATATGCCGATATTACGTATAGTGGCGTATATAACAATGAGACAAATGTAAACAAGCTAAATGAGTTCAACCTTGGCTTATTAAACTTTAAGCCACTAGAGGCTTCCTTCGGACGCATCTTTAAGATGGACGGTCGTGAGACTGACGTACTTGTCCTTCAGGAGGACAAGATCTCTTATGTATTGGCAGGCAAGAATCTTCTTTCTGATGCCGCTGCGGGAGGTGTAATTACGTCTGTACCTGAGGTGCTAGGCACTCAGATTGCTAGGGTCGAGAAGTATGGTATAAGCTTTAACCCCGAGAGCTATGTGAATTGGGGTTATGACAGGTACTTCACTGACGCAAAGAGGGGTGCTGTGATTCAGTTAAAGGGCGGGTCTTACAGCAGCGATCAGCTAAGGGTGGTATCAGAGCAGGGCATGAGGACGTGGTTTAGGGACGAGTTTAATGCGTCCTTCAACACGCAGAAGCTCGGAGGCTTTGACCCATACATGAACGAATATGTGCTTTCTACTAACGAGAGGTCTGTCATAGGGCAGGTGGACTGTATAGACTGCGGGTTCACAAACACGTTTGTTATTACAGGCACAAGCCTATCTGTACCTGCACTTAGCTTTTGCACTGAGCTAGGCACAGGCATAGGCGATGTGAATATAGAATGGACGCATTCAGGAAGTGGTACATTTGAAGTTGAGGCTATATACGACGGCGTCTCTGAAACGGCAGTTGGCGGATTAGGTAAATTAACATTCCCAAAGACATCATCTGCAATTAATAATGCAGATATCAATATATATGTAGATGGCTCTATCACAATTAACATAACAGTTGATTGCCCCGAGACAGAGACGCTTAATATTATAGAGGTTGTTATAACTTCTACATCAGACTCAGGGAATACGATACATTCAGAGTACAGATATAACGACAACTCTACCAACTATATATCACCCACTCAATCCAACCTTGTTACGTTTGGATCAAACAATGCAGCACCATATGTGTTGTCTAGGTATAATCTTTCGTCAGGACCAAAGGGGTCTGCTGCTTTCCCAACTGACGACAGTATGGTCACCATACAGACAAATAAGATTGCTCCCGACACATATGACTTTGTGCCAAACGTGAACAGGCTGCTGTTCTATAGGTCATCAACCTTATACGGTAACAATATAGCTGATATAAATACACTCTTGGGCCTGTCTGTCAACCTTACAACACAGACTTCAGGAAATATCAGCTATGCTTCCTTTGCTGCGGA